TGCTAGAGAGCACATATTTTTGTATAGAATCCAACAAGGAGACACCCCAGGTGAATTCAAAAGATCTGCAGGTTATAACAAACTTTGTAAATACGATGCAAAAAATTTCAGAAAAGGAGATGTCATTATGAGATCTAAGTTGAATGAACTTACATAAAATAAATAAAGAGTCATATGGCAAAAGGTACAACATATGGTATTAATTTTCCTTTTTTGGATTCCTATGTTGGTAAATATTTAGATTGTTCGGATACAACAACAGAAGAAATAAGAAGTAATCTTATACATTTATTACTTACAAGAAAAGGAACAAGATATTATCTACCAGACTTTGGTACAAGATTGTATGAATATATTTTTGAACCTCTTGACGGCCCAACATTCGCTGAAATAGAATCAGAAATAAGAGATTCGGTAACAACATATATGCCAGGTTTAACTGTGACTAATGTAAAAATAACGGATGCTTCTGATGGTTTAGAAAATAAAGGTACATACATAAATGGGGAGGACAAACGAGAATTTACAGTACCAAATATATCACAATTAGAACATACCGCAAAGATTAGAATTGATTATAAAATAAGTAATACGGCATTTGAATCTAGCGATTTTGTAATTATTAATATTTAATATTATATGGCTAACAAAAAAATATCATACACCACAAGGGATTTCCAAGGGATAAGAACTGAATTAATTAATTTTACAAGAACTTATTATCCTGATTTAATTCAAAATTTTAACGACGCTGGTGTTTTTTCTGTGTTGTTAGATTTAAACGCTGCGGTTACCGACAACCTTCACTTTAACATTGATAGAAGTATCCAAGAGACGGTATTACAATACGCTCAACAAAAGACTTCAATTTATAATTTAGCAAGAACCTATGGTTTAAAAATACCGGGTTTAAGACCTTCTGTTGCATTAGTTGATTTTTCTATAACAGTACCCGCTTTTGGTGACAGAGAGGACTTGAGATATTGTGGAATTTTAAGAAGAGGATCACAAGTAAATGGTGCGGGGCAACCATTTGAAACGGTATATGATATAGACTTTTCATCTGCAGTAAATGCGGAGGGATCACCCAACAGATTAAAAATACCAAATTTTGATACAAGCGGTAGATTAGTAAATTATACCATTACAAAGAGAGAAGTTGTCGTAAATGGATTTACCAAAGTCTTCAGGAGAGTAATCACCCCAAATGACGTAAAACCATTTTTTGAATTCTTTTTACCTGAAAAAAATGTGTTAGGTATAACGAGTGTCTTATTAAAAGATGGTACTAACTTTACGACTGTACCAACACCACAAGAATTTTTAGGGACACAAAACAGATGGTACGAAGTGCCAGCATTGGCTGAAAATAGAGTGTTTATAGAAGACCCAACAAAAGTTTCAGATCAACCAGGAATTAAAGTTGGAAAATATATTACAACCGATAATAAATTTATAACAGAATATACACCTGAAGGTTTTATTAAATTAACTTTTGGTGGTGGTAACGTATCTGCTGATGAACAATTAAGAGAATTTGCAAGAAACGGGTATCAATTAGAATTGAGTAAATATATTAATAATTTAGCTCTTGGGGCTGCTCTCAAATCAAATTCCACTTTATTTGTACAATATAGAGTTGGTGGAGGGCAAGCAACCAATTTAGGTGTAAACATAATAAACCAAATAGGTACTGTTTCATTTTTTGTCAATGGTCCTTCTGAATCGGTAAATACTACGGTTATAAATTCATTGACTTGTAATAATGTTACTGCGGCAATTGGAGGTGCTAATGCACCGTCAACAGAAGAAGTTAGACAATATGTTACTTACAATTTTGCGGCACAAAACAGAGCGGTTACGATTAACGACTATGAATCTGTTATAAGAAATATGCCTTCACAATTTGGGGCTCCTGGTAAAGTATCAATAACAGAGGAGAATAATAAGATAAAAATTAAAATGTTGTCTTATGATTCTGATGGTAAATTAACCGAAGTAATATCCAATACGTTAAAAAATAATGTTGCGAATTACTTATCAAATTATAGAATGATAAATGATTATATATCTGTTGAAGTTGCTAACGTTATTGATTTAAGTATTGATGTTGATGTTGTTTTAGATGCTAGTCAAAATCAAGGTGCGGTAGTAACAAAAATTATAGACATTATAACAAATTATTTCAGCCCAATACAAAGACAAATGGGTGAAAATGTTTATGTGTCTGAAATAAAAAGATTAATACAATCTGAAAATGGTGTTATAAGTATATCAGATATGAAATTTTATAACAAAGTTGGTGGGCAATATTCTTCTTCACAAACATCTCAATCTTACATAGATTCAAGTACAAGACAAATAGAGTTAGTTACGGATACCATATTTGCAGAACCTACTCAAATATACCAGATCCGGTATCCAAATAAAGATATTAATGTCCGAGTTTTAAACCTAAAAACAGTTAATTTTTCCTGATAATTTATTTTTGGAATAAAAGAATTATTTTTTGAAAATAGGAAATAAACTATTTATCAAAAAAAGAATTCAATGCCTAAATCATACAGAATAAGAACCCAACCAGGGGTTGATAAATCTATTAAAATTCAATTAGAACAAGATTTTGAGTATTTGGAAATATTATCTTTGAAAATACTTCAAAGTGACATATATACTCGAACGTGTTCTGATTATGGTGTTGTAGTTGGTAGAGTTTTAGTCAACGGTGGTTTTGGTGTGCCAAACGCTAAGGTTTCGATATTCGTCCCAATCTCAGAAGAAGATAGTTTGAATCCTGTAATATCAGAACTATACCCTTACAGAAATATTACAGACTTGAATGAAGATGGTTATAGATATAATTTATTACCATATAAACCTTCATATACAGGACATGCAGCAACAGGAACATTCCCAACAAGAGATGATGTTTTAACTAATGCAGCCTTGGTTGAGGTGTATGACAAATATTACAAGTACACAGTCAAAACAAACGAAAGTGGTGATTATATGATATTTGGAGTCCCCACAGGAGTTCAAACCGTTTTTATGGATGTTGACTTATCTGATATTGGATGTTTTTCATTAACACCACAAGATTTAATTATTGCGGGATTGGCAACTGAATCACAAGTTAATGGAAATAAATTTAAAAGTTCTACAAATTTAGATGAATTACCACAAATAAAAAGTTTAAAACAAACAATCGAAGTACAACCATTATGGGGAGAACCTGAAATTTGTCTATTAGGGATAACAAGAGTTGATTTTGACTTAACTGCATCTGCGAACATTAGTATTCAGCCGACTGCGGTTTTTATGGGTTCATTAGTATCCACAACAAATGAAGATAGTTTAAAGACTAATTGTAAACCAAAGGCAAATACGGGTAATTTATGTGATTTAGTTGCAGGTCCTGGACAAATTTTATCTATAAGACAAACTATTGATGTAGATGAAAATGGGGATCCGATATTGGAGGTATATGAATTTGAAGAAGAAGGAAAAGTTATAGATGGAGATGGTACCTGGTTAACAAATGTACCAATGAATTTAGATTATATTACGACCAATGAGTTTGGTGAACAAGTATTATCCAACGATCCAAAAGTAGGGATACCAACAAAAGGGAAATATAGATTTAAAATTAAATGGCAAAATGAAACAGGACAACAGAATAATTTTCAAAGAGGTAATTATTTAGTTCCAAATATTAAAGAACACGGATGGACAAATCTAAACTCTGATCCTACCAATAGTTCTACTCAAGATATAAGCTTTAACTTTCCAATAGGAACAACTTCGGTTACCATTTTTGGAGTTCAACCTGGGGGATTAATATTCAATGGTGGAACAAATAACCAAGAAAACTTTCAGGTACTAATAAATGGAGTTCCTTATGTGGGTGATAACGGAAGTATCCCCATTTCAGTTGCGTCAAATGTTACAATATTATCAAATGCGATTGATGTAACACAACCACAAACTATATTATATACAAGATATCCGATAGGATACTTTAATGTAATTCGTTCATATGCCTTTAGTCTTGATTGGGATGATTATGTGGATAAACAAGCGGCAATAGATTGTGAAGACACATTTTATGAATTCAATTATAATAAAGTTTACACGGTAAGTTCTTTCATTGATAGATACAAAAATGGTAAAAATCGTTCTAGACATTTGGGTATTAAAGAAATTACGGACAGAACTTGTCAAAGTGAAAATAATAAATTTCCTGTTAATGATGCTGTTAGAAATTTTGATTTTTTACAGTTTGTTGTAACAGTATTTTTGAATATATTAACAATACCTTTTATAGTATTATTATCAATCGCTCACTTTATTGCATTAACTTGGCCTGTATTTAAATGGGTTCTTATTATTGGAATCCCAACAATATTATTGTATTTAGCCACTTTATGTGTGTTAACATTAATTAATGGTTTTCCCGCAATTGGGATAATGATTAGTAATGGTATTTATGCGATATTATACACTACTTTATCAGTGTTATATGCAATTTATGTGATTCCACAACTACTAAAAGTTAAAAAATTCACAAAATTTGCTCTACCTATGATTTCATATCCTGATTGTGAGTCTTGTAATTGTGATGTTATTGAAGAAAGTTATGATGAGATTACTGAAGGTGCTACAATACCACCAACCGACACAAATCAAAGTTTTTTAGCAGATATAAATATAAGTGGTTTGTATTTAAATGACAATCTAAATAAAAATCCATATTATGATGAGATTGAGAATGATGATCCTGAAGAATTAGGTAACGCAATAGTACAATATTTACAAACGTTTTCTGGTGTAGACAATACGGGATCAGACGCTAGAAGAGGTTCACGAAGTTTTATCACAAGAAAACAAGCGGGTAATGATGAATATGGATACCCATTAACAGAGCATTGGGCTCAAAAAATGGATTCTTTTAACTTAAGAGACAAATATTTCAGAGGAGTAAATATTATAGAAACAAGAATTAATGGAAGTAACCCAATAAGGGATCAAGTTGTTGTCGCTTTGGTTGATTGGGGAGTTCAAGAAGAGTTACTCGCGGGGGATGTTATATCGTTTCAAAACCCCGCATTAAGTGGTGATTTAGATAGAATTACGGGAATAACAAGCGGAAACCAATTTAATAGTTTTTCTATAACAGGAACAACCTTTACTGGAACGTCAACAGTTCAAATGTTTTATGCGGACCCTACTGACTCTACTTGGACTACCAATTTATTTGAGAATGTTACAATAGTTCATAATAATAATGATGGATCTTATAGATACCCCGCGGATATGGAGTATTTCCAAGTCATAACAGGTATGACTATGGGTCAATATTACGACCTCAACCCAAATTTTAACGCTAATGATCTATTACCAAAAGAATACATCCAACACAGAATTAGGTATAGGTTTGAAGAATATTCAGGACAAGAAGACTATGAGGCACAAAAATCTGCTGGTGCAAATTTCAGTAATTTTCCAGAAATGGGTATTATATTTTTTGTTAGAGGTGTTGATCCTTACACTGATAGACAAACAGTACAATATAACCTAACAAGACTTTTTGGTGGGACGTTAGGTGTTGGTACACAAATTACAGTAACAGGACAATATAAAATAAATTATCCTATAAGAGGATACATTGACGGAAAGAAACCAATTGAACACAATACTTTTCCATACGACAATACACCTTTTAATCCGGCAAATCCCGTACAAAGGAAGTTATATGGAAAATCATTTACCTATGTCCCAAATCAAACAATGATGATTAGTTACCCAAACTCAGTGTCATTGTTACCTTATTATTATTTATCAACAGACTCAGATAACTCAGGTTTATCCAGTACTCCTTATCGACCAACTAATACTACATTAACATCACTACCATATTTGACTTCAGGTGTTGTCTCACCAAATCAAACATTAGATTTTGTAACAACACCATCATTAAGATGTAATATGTTACCATTTAATAATATCAGATCTGGAGGTCCTCCTTTCCCTCCTGGTATAGGGTTTAACTTATCCACCCCGACAAACATTTCAGATGCATCACTTTATTCATTTCCATTAAATACATTTACAAACACTCCAGTTGATTATTACGTTGGGGGAGGATCATTTCTTTTAACAGACTATGTGGCACCATACGATATGGACACTCCTTGTGATAATCCAAATAGTAATTACGATCAAGAAAGATTTTGGTATATGTATTCACCATCTTATCGTTCTTATGTCGGAGATTCAACAGTAAACGGAGTAAACTTTTCTAACCCATTTGGGATTGTTATGAGGAGTGATAGATTACCAACATCAACAAATTTACAAGGAAATAATGGGAGTCCAGAAACACTTTACGCTCTTCATCAAAACATTAGATTTGTTTATTATCGAGTACCTGACGAAGGATTTGCGGAATTTACTGAATTCTTAAGTCAAAGTCAAGTTTCTGACTCCACAATCCAAGATTTGGATATTTCTACTGGACTAACATCATCATTAACTTGTGAGAATATGGTTAGTCTTCAGTGTTATGAAGGGTATGGTACTGGATTTACGATAAACCCAAATTGTAATCAAACAGGTAAAGTCGAAAAGGGATGTTATTACTTATTAAACAGAAATTATGTTACCGAACTTAATAATGACATAAGATTATTTTTAGAATGGAAGGCTAGATTCAATTTAATGTTCGCAGCTTGTAGAGGGGTATTTGGACACGTATTCCAAAATAATTGGATTAATGGTGTTTTGTATATGCCATCCTTCAACAAAATAACCACGTTTAATATTACGGGAAAAGCACGTAATAGATACTGTAAAGATGTTATTATTTATAATGACTTTAGTAATAGTTTCTTTTATAGAAGTTCTCCTTGGAATGGAAATTACTTCATTGGATCGCCTAAACCCGTTGCTTCTATCATTTTCAGTACAGGAACACAAACACCTGATGATTCCGCAAATAATAGGCAAATCCTTTTCCCAACAACGATATTAGATATGGGTAAAAGAGATGAGTTTATTTCTGAAATATGTGGTAATTCAGAATTTGAAGGTAGATATTTGGCAAATACGTATATGAGCTCATCATATAATGATACTTCAGACATACTCCAGTTAGGGATAATTTCTCGTTTAGTTAATGCCACTTGGGGACAACAGTTGTTTCAAACTGGATCAGCGTCGATTAACCAATTCTTCTCTAGAACGGGAGATAGAATTGATGGTGATATCGCACAATCGTTTTCCATAAATTCGGAATATCAAATAAATCCATTCATAAGTGGAAATTATGAAGACACTAAAATTTATATAGGACAAGATACAACAGGTCCTGTTTTTGGGGTATTTTTTAACGCAACAGGAGTAACTAACAATAGTCAATATAGAAACAGAAGGGCATTATCACCAGGTGTTAACATTTATAATTTTTCACCATTATTACAACAATCATTCGGATACCCAAGTACTCAAGAAGTCCCACTTTATCGATGGAAATTAGCATCTAATAGTAGTATTTTTGGTAATGAAGACAATGAATGGTATACGACTCTAAATGTTGGTGGAGGATTTTACACTCAAGAATATCAATCATTAGACCCTATAGGTGATGATTATTTTAAAACACCTTTAATGACAACTAACTTCCCAAATATTTATTATGGGTTTATAACAAACTATAATCCATCAGGTAATCCTGTTCCGACAGGACCACCAATTTTAAATCCATTTTTGGTTGGGGCACCTAATCATTTTTATTTTGGTTTAAAAAATGGGAACACGGCAATGAATAAGTTCATAAAAAAATATGTTGAAACAATAGATGACTAATGGGTGTTGATGATAGTACAAAAATTATTCTTGGTTCATTAAGGAATGCAACATCACCCAACGTTGATATGTTGGCAAATGTTACATTAGAACAGACACAGAAAGAAAATGTTGAGTTTGATAGAACTAGTGATATTAATTTACAACAAATTTTTGTAGATGAAAGAGAATCATCATTAATTTTCAGACCTGTAACAAAGTACGTTTTTATATTTGAAAACACTTTAGTTGGTTCTACTACTTATCCACCATATAGGAATAATTTATATTATTCCAATGCAATACCAAATGCTGTAAGTTCTATTACTAATCCTAACACGCCTTGGGAAGGATATCCTCAATATTTTGAATTTGAATTTATTAGAACAGATAATAATGTACAGGGTTATACTCAACCACCAAACAATCATTTAAATTTTGTTAACAAACGTGCAACAAACTACAATTGGACTCACTATATGAGTTATGCATTTGATAATAACCCGAACAAACAATTAAGTGCGATTGACGAGCAAACAAATGCTTCTTGGTTTTGGACGGCATCGGATGGAATACCTTTCATTATAGATGTTGGTAGTAACAATAATGATAGAGTTATATCGTTTAGGACAATTATGCCTCACGGTGTTAATGTTGGCGATTATGTCGAGTTAACTATTAATTATAATAATAATACGACATTTTTAGTGTCTAGTTTGGGTAATGAAGGGAGCAATAGTGAAGAATATATTTTCAATATTGATAACATAGGATATACGGGAACAACTTTTTTACAAGGTACGACAGGTACGTTTAAAAGAATTATTGATATTAGTAACCAAACAGAAACTACATCAACCTACTATGTGAGAAGACACAAAATTTTAACTGAGTCCTCAAATGCGGTTATAGTAAAGGCTGGTTTTGAACAAAATTCTTTTACATCTAAAGTAAAATTTGAACCAACTGTATTAACCCCAAATAACATGTCAAGAACATCGATAAAAGAAGGTAATCAATCTTACACATTATCATTTAACACGGATATTGATATATCAAATTTAATAGATAATCAAAAACGACCTATTACGGAATTATACTTTACGACAGTTTGGAAGGGATTTTTTGGTTGGACAAGACCCTTAAGACAAGGGTACGATTTCAATTTACCTTTAGTAAACAATCAACCATCTCCTTGGTGGAACATAAATAACGTTTTGTCAAATACAAATATATCTACAAATTCATACACTAGTTTATTTGTACCATCTGCGGGAAATTTTATATACAATGAGGATTTAAATGTTGGGGATATAATAGACGGTGATTTTTGTGAATTTAACAATTACGAGCAAAAAGAAAGAGTAATATCAACACTTTATCATAAGATTACCTATAATCCTACATTTTTTAGTTTAACAGGTAACACTAATATTAATAATCCACTTGGTTATTATTATAAACCACATAACCCAATTACGTTAAGAGTTTTTTCAGACTATATTGAAGAAGCGGATTCCTCACAAATAGTTAATTTACCTGATTATGCGTTTTATTCAAATCTATCAAATAGTTTTAGGTGGAGAGATTTATACCCAATCGGATTTATAGATGGTAGTGGTTTAGGTGTGGATTATCCATTTATTAATGGAAAACAATATCCATATGTTAACACAATATTTAGACTTATACCAGAAGGAACTCAAAGACCTAACAAATTTATAAATGACATTAATTTACCAACAATAGATGAGTGTGAATAAATATAAAATAGTATTACCACCTAACGATAAACAAATCGATATTCCTATCGAATTGAAGTGGGATTTTGGGGGAAAAACGGACTCTGTTGAAGAATATGAAAAAACAGTATTCGAAGAAGTTATTGGAAAGGCTGCGGATTTTGAAGTGGTTAGATTTTCACATGCAATCTATAATTTATTAGGACCGATAAAAACATCAATGAATTATGAATTTAAGTTTTATAGTGGTTTACCCCAAAATATAAGCGCTTCTACTGTAAACAATTATAGTATGAGTTATTTAGCACTTGGGTTTACTCCTTCTGAAGTTTACTATTATAGTAAACCATTTACGAATTCATTCTTCAAGTTAGATTTCTATGACACCCCAAATCCAACAACACAAAGAATATATTTTACAATAATATTACCAGTACAACAAGGGTTAACTCAAAATGTATCAATTTCACAATCATTACCAAATGTTAATATTAAAAGACCTAAAATGAGATTGGATTTTTTGGGTGATAAAGAAGGTTTTTTTATTTATTGGTTAAGAAAACAAGATTTTTTAGATATTTCTACTTTTTATATGTCGGCTAAGTTTTTTGATGGGAGAAATGGTAATTTCATTACTATGACAAATGTTAATCAAAACTCTATCCCAAATCCATATAATTTCGATGGTTCAGATTATTTCTATTATGTTGTTGATTTAGATTATAATGACAAAACATATCGTGTTTTTAGACCTAATAATAACATACAGAGGGTGGGTAGAGAAAACTTTCCTGTAGTGTGGTATCAATATGTAAATCCGGTATAAAATGATTGAACAAAAGTATTATTTCAAAATATCACCAGAAAATATAAAATCGGATTTGATTACCGTAGATTATATTAGTGGAATTAATTACACATATGATGTAGATCCCTGTTGCCCTATAACGGCAACAACTGAGGACGTTATTAGTGGAATAACAGGTGTTTATACGGGTATGACTGCGGTTTTGACAGGTGCTTCAGGTGGTACATCAATAATGACAGGGTTAACTATACCTATTCTTTTAACACAAACTGCTGTTGATTATGGGTATTACTCTGTTTTTGATGGGGCAATAATACAAAAAGATGTAATAACAAACTTTGTTTTTTCTGCAACAACAGGAAGTCCATATACCTATTATTTCTACAATACATCCGATGTGGAATTAAAAAAATATTTGGAAGTGACAACATTTACTCTTGATTGGGGTGATGGTTCCACAATTCAGACTATAACTGGTGTTGCGCCAGTTTCACATACTTACCCATTAGGAAATAATCAATATACGATAACATTGACAGCGTCATCACCTTGGGGTATATCAAAAGTAAAAAAACAAATAACAGTTCCATTTGTATTTGTACCTAACTCAAACCCATTTGGGTTCGCGACATTTACACCTGCAGGAGGTAGTTGGTCGGCAACATCCTTTAATTATGATTATATTTTTTCAGGGGATTCTAATACAAATATTGATGATTATTATAGTTTTAATAATACAACCGTCCCTTTTATTATAACGGGATACACTCAATCATCTGTAAATGATTTAGCTCAATGGGGTCCTAAATATACTTTAATAGATGGAAAATTTAAATTAGGAATACAGGTTACAGGAACAACAAATAGTGTAGGGACATATTGGGGTCCAGATGCAAACAACACATACATTGCGTATACAATTGATGGTGTGGACTATTATGACTACCCCGATGGTACGACTCTGTATGTGATACAATCATCAGGGTTTACTGAAGATGATTTAGTTTTATCCGCAATAACAAAAAATGAAGCGTTAATAAATGTAATCGATCAACCTCAAGTACTTACAAATTTATTTGTTGAAAGAGGAAAAATGTCAGCTTTGGAATATGTTGAAAGACTTGGTGAGGTGGATAATTTAGGTGATTTGGTGAAATATGGATATGGGTTTTTTAATGTGGAAAAATAATGATTTTAAGTATTTATATTTTAAACGATAAACAATTATAAAATAATTTTAAAGTGGCAACAGGTAGTTACGGAACAATCAGACCCGCAGATGTAAGTCCAGATGATGTTGATATCATATTGAATTACACACCAAGTAGAGATGACACTGAAAATTTTGTGTTAACCAAACTCGATGCAAGAACAATATTAAGACCTTATTTCAATAATAACCAAACAGGGGGTAATGCAAATGTGGAAATAATGGGTGGGTTGTACAATTTGAAACTTCCCGCTGACGTATTTAATCGTTTGGGAATATATACATTATATATTCGTCCTGCAGAAATTAGGACAAGAATAACAGATTGTGGAATTCTTTCAGCACTACCAAATGTAAAAGGTATTGTTATTGATGTTAATAATGTACCAACACAGTTTAGAAATAAGTTTGTTAATCAAGGTTTAGTTGGTTTCAGAGTGGAGTATTTGAACTCAGATGGTACAAAGATACCTAATTTCTTTAGAATGATAACATCTTCATTTTATTGTGAACCAGTGGTTCAAAATTTAACAAACACATCACAAAAATCAATAAGGTACAGATACACAGAAGGTACAACAAATTTAGTTTTTTGTACTCTGTCGCCATCATCGTCACCCACTAATAAACCAAATGCAACACCGTTTATAGGACAACCTAATCAGAATATTATAGTTAGTAATACTTTTTTTAATCCAGTAACAACTGAGATTGAAATAGTTGAACACGATATTTCAACACTTGCAATAGCACTATATGGTAATCAAACTAAATCAATTGATGATGGAGTATATACAATCTACGATAGTGGAAATAATATTTACAAACAATACAATCTTTATGAAATTAGAGATCAGTTCAATGAACTATTATATGAAGTAAGACAAGATAGAGGTGATAATATTGATTTTACTAAAAACTTTACAAATATAACAGGATAATGGCGGTTATAAAGTATACTTGTCCACCACAGGCTAGCGGGGAAGGGAGTTTTTCGGATAATTTAGTTGGACTTCAATTAGTTGATGGAGGTGGTTTTACACAGGCTAACTTTGAATTTACTACAAATGTAACCGAAAAAGTAAATAGGACATTTACTATTGGTTCTTTTTCTGATCCGATTTCATTAGACTCAATGAACATTGCAGATATTGAGCAGTCGAAACTTTTAGTAAATAAAAACTTTCAAGTATACCCAAATTATGATTTAAGTGAAATAACAAATTTTACAATTTTTGGTTCATTGGCAAAAAGATTTTCTGTATCAATTACAAAAATCATTAATTATTTTCCCGCTGGATTAGAAATCACAAGTACGTCACCTAGTTTTGTGACGGGATATACAGTATCAACAAATTCATATGATGTTATAGAAAATGAGACTTATTTGGAGATACCTCTCGAATTTTTAAGAAACCCATTTGATATTGATTTTACACAAGAATCAACAAGAAACTTACAATTAAGGGAAATAAAAGTTTCTAATTTGAGAAATTTAGGAGTTGAGTTTAACAAATACTCATTATTCACTAATGGTAAAGAATACCCAATTAATACTTTGATACCTACAACTCCTCAAGATACTACTTTAAAAATATATATCGAGGGTAACCCTTTTAGTGGTGTTAGTGAAATAACAAATACAATACTTATTAGACCGAATGACTTCTACGTAAACAAAGTATTCAATGAGGAGTTCGATCAGGTTGAAAATTTTTTATTGAACAGACAAGTTGTCCCCAAATACACTGCGTACTTTAATAAACCGCAAGAAAATGATGATGGGACTTATACCATAATAAAAGAGACTGCTAGATTCCCAATAAACGGAGTTTGGAATCTTAATATTTCAGGTAGAGAATTTGATGAATATTTGAATAAGTTAAGTGTAATTGCGGAAAATTTAGATTTATACAGAACTAACCTCATATCAAGATTTTTGACAACTGGTGCAATAAAAGAGTTTGATACTGAGGATAAAAAAATAGAAAAAGTCCTACAAATATATGGTAGAAGTTTCGATGAGACGAAAAAATTCATAGGTGCTCTTGCTTATATGAATTCAGTACATTACACTGTTAAAAATGATATTCCATCTCAGCTATTAAAAAACTTATCACAAACATTAGGTTGGAAAGATAATATATCACCAATTTCAAACGAAGATTTATTAAGTTCTGTGTTCACAACAGGGACAAATACTTTCACTGGTTTACCCGAAGGTAAGACACCAGAGGAGATTAACTATCAATATTATAGAAATTTAATTTTAAATTCTGCTTATTTGTTTAAGTCAAAAGGTACAAGAAAATCAATAGAAATGTTGATGAGATTAATTGGTGCGCCTGAAGCAATAACTGAATTTAATGAATATGTTTATATTGCAGATCAAAAAATAAATCTTTCTCAATTTAACGAAAACTACAAACTTTTGTCTGGGGGGACATATGTGCAAGAATTACCTGTATTGGACACCACAGACATATTTTCAATTATGGGGGTTCAATATACGGGTTTTACAACAAACACGATAACAAGGGATATTACCGTAGTTCGTAATGATTACCCAATTGATAGTTTTGGTTATCCGAGTATGCCTGTTGAGAGAGAAAATTACTTTTTCCAAATAGGTGGTGGTTGGATTGAATCAACCCCACAACATAGAATGCCAGCACAAGTTGATTTGACAACATCTGTTTTTACTGGGTCTAACCCAAACATACAAACAAATTTACTTCCGTTCAATTATGGTGATGAATATCTACAAAGATATAAACAATTTCCATATATGGAACAAGGATTTAAATTAAAAAAGATAGTAGATAATAAAAAAAGTTGGTTTACAAACTTAGGATTTTTGAGAAGAAATTTTGATGGTAATTTTAATGCTTACTATACGGTTGGTGATGATAGATTGGTATTGAATGTAAAAAATGTTGATATATTTTTAAACCCATCACAAGGTTTATTATATGATGTGTGGGTAATGTCAAGAAAATACAATTATCCAATACCAGAGGAGGGTTTAAATTACATACCACCAAATTCCTGTAATGTTGTGTCACCTTATCCACAAAGAGGGGGTATTGATTGGACAGAAATAAAACCAAAACCAAGAGAAAAGACATTTTTTGAGTTTGCACAAACTTTTTGGCATAACACAATCAATGTAAGAAACAGACAATTTATTACTGATGGTAAAACTGGAGGATACCCAACTCTACAGTCAATATATTGGAAATATTTGGAATCTAGAGAATTAGCAGGAATTGAAAATGATAACTTTGTTTATCAGACAATGATAGATTATGTAAACGGAATTGGTGACTATTGGATAAGACTTATAGAGCAAATGGTTCCAGCAACGACAATTTGGAATGCTGGTACAAAGTACGAAAATTCAATATTTCATAGACAAAAATTTGTATGGAGAAGACAAATGGGATGTCAAATTGTACTCGTACCTTGTAACCCTTGTGTACTTAATGGGCAGTTATTTGCGTATGATTGCCCGATACAAAAAGTGTATTGTTCAAGTTATCCGTGGAATACAAATCCACTTGTCAATTCATTTGGGGGTATTTTAGGTACCCTACTAAGTGATTATTTAACCTCAATTGGTTTAACTTTCGGTGATTGTGACTTAAATACTCTACAAAGTAGTTGGTTTGTTAATGTGGAATTCAATGGAGTTACTATAATAACTTATCCATTCTTTAATGGAGTTGGATATGGAAATATCCTCTCTATACCAACCGAACAACAGTGGTTTAATGCGCTACAGTCAAGTTTTGTTAATTTAGAGGATTTTGGTTTGAGTTATTATTTTGATGATAGTTTAAATAACTTTACAGTTTACAATAATACTTGTATACCTTTAGATATTGTGCAGACTTTTGTATTAAGTGTTGGAATAAACTTTAATATTTTATGTAATTAATGAGTATTACTTTATATAACTATTCAGTCACAGGGGACTGCTCAAATACAGGTGTTGGCGCGATATATTTTGACATAACAGGTACATCATCACCTTGGTCTGTGTTCGAAACTGCCCCAACAACCGGAACTTTCCCAACGTCAGGGGCAACGACATACTATTCCCTTGAAAACATCCCCGCAGGAACCTATTCAATCACGATAACCGACGCAACATTTGTTTCACAAGTTTACCCAATTTATATATCATCAGGAACTTGTGTTTCTTTAGATAGTCAAGACACTACTTGCGGATCATCAAACGGATCACTAACCGCTTATACTCAAAGTTTTTATGGTGATGGTGGTGATTTTTATTTATATGATATAACACATACATTAATCGATCAAACATTAAATGCTGGTAACTCTGTTGTTTTTAATTCTATTTCTGCAGGTACATATTATGTTGTTGCAGATGATGGTGGTGGGTGTACAGGAAAAAGTGAATCTTGTATTGTTGCATCATCCACGACATTTACATATGGGGGTTATGTTGTTAATGATGCAAGTTGTACACCACCTATTGGAAGTGGTAAGGTTGTAATTACTGGACAAACTGGTAATCCACCATATACTTATGATTGGAGTGATGGACAAACAGGATCGACTGCAACAGGATTAACTGCTGGCGTTTATTCTGTAAATGTTACTGACTCTAATGGGTGTATAAACTCACAGACATTTTTAGTGCAGCAAGTGAATCCTGTGTCGATTGCATCATTCATAACAACAGCACCGAGTTGTTTCACGGATGATGGTACTGTTGAAGTTTTAGTGGTTGGAGGAACACCTCCATATTATTTTCAGGGATCTAATGGTGACTTTGGTGTAACATTTTCGAATACTTTTACCTTTTCGGGGTTGTCCTCTGGTGTTTTCACTGTAAATGTGACAGACGCAGGATTGTGTACCTATTCAGATTCCACAGAAATAATGACACCTAATGGATTCTCAATTGTGTCAATCACAACAAATAATTCTTTTTGTAATAATAATGATGGTTCGATAAGTATAGTTTTAGATGCTGGTTCACCAGGTGGAACTTTTACATATACCCTAAAAGATACTTTAGGAAATACAGTCTCAACAAATACTGCGGGATTTAATTACTCGTTTTATCCTATTTCTAGTGGTACATATACTATTGAGGTGACAAATGCGATTTGTACGTTTAGTGCAACTACGATTGTTGGTAATACGGACTTATTTACAATAAGTGCTAATACATCAGGAACTACGTGTGGATTTAATAATGGACAAATACAAATTATTGCTTCTTCAGGAGGTACTTTACCATATACATATCAGATATCAGGTTATCCTCCAGGTCCAATCTCAACATTCAATAACTTATCACCGGGTTTATATAATATATTTGTAACTGATGCGGATGGATGTCAACAACAAGATATCGCTTTAATCAACAATTCCTTGGGTGTTTATTTTGATTTCTTTATAACTCAACCGTCAACTGGTAATGATGGTGAAATAGACGTTTTACTAACAAGTGGTGAACCACCATTTACATTTAATTGGAGTACAAATGTTAATGGGCAAACGGGTACTACATTAACAGGTTTAACTGCTGGGACTTATACTTTAGAAGTAATTGATAATAATGGTTGTTCTTATACAAAAACAACAAATTTATTAGGAACTACATTATATAGTAGTAGTTCATTATATAAAGTTTGCTCCGACATTTTTCAGAATACAGGATTATTAGGTAGAAGAGGGATTTTACAAATGTTAAATGAAGGATTTTTTGATTTAACATCTGGTGATACAGGTTGTATTTTAAATTCCGCAACATTTACATTAGATTTGAATGTAAATGGTGTTAGCGCTCAAACAGTCTTTTACACGTCGACGGGTTTAAATGATTACCCAACAGATGAACAATGGGTAAATGTGATTAAAAATGGTTTATATGGGTTTTCTGGAATTACATCGGTTGAAATTAACATTGAAACAAATAAAATAATTATAAAAAGTGGGTGTATTACAGGAGGTACAGGTTGTCAACAAACAGTATCTACGGGGTTAGACGATACTAGAATAATAATTAACCTCATTATTGATTATGATATTTCTTGTATTGAATGTGGGACATACCAAAAAGTATTTCAAGACGATTTTGAATTCATATTCCAAGATGGGGATGAGTATATTTTTCAATAAAGTATGACACAATTACAAATAAATAATGTTACTGGACTTACACTACCCTATGAAATTTACATTTGTAATGTATATGGTAATGATTGTATCTTAGTTGCAACAGTTAATACGTTAATCCCGCCGCAAGCAATAATTACACTTCCTGTTGAATTTGACACAGCACCTGCAATTGGGGTTAAGATAATAAATCCCACTTGTGAGAAGTTTATTGTTCTTAATTGTGTTGAAATACCACCAATAGAAAAGCAATTCCAAGACGGGGACGATTTCTTCTTTATGAATTATGAAATTTACCAATTCCAATAAACGGATATTAAGTATTTATATAAAAAATTGAGATGGCATTTTTAACGGATCAGATATCAGCAACGGGAGTTAATTTAACGGATTTATTTCATATAGTAGATCCATATGACACTTCTCAGGGTAATCCCGCTGGATCCTCATACAAAGCGTGCTTTCAGCAAGTTATTGCTGCATTAACAGGAGGGACATCTATAATGGTAGTGAGCTCGGGTATTGGTTCTGTTGAAAGATGTGCTAATGATAATGAGGCTGCCGGTAATTATTCGACAGTAAGTGGTGGTTTATGTAACACTTCAAGTGATTTATATTCAACAACTAGTGGTGGATATAAAAATACTACAATGGGACAGTCCTCTGTCATAGGTGGAGGAGAATACAATATGGTATCTGGAAGTTGTTCATCGGTTGTTGGTGGAATACTAAATACATCGTTAAATGTTTTTTCTAATATTGGGGGTGGTAGTGGAAATACTGTTGACAGTTCATACGGTTCAGTTCTTGGGGGTGTGCTTAATACCGCGAGCGGCTACATTACCACAATAGGTGGAGGAAATAAAAATACAATTAATGGGGGATGGTCATCAATTGGTGGTGGTTATTTTAATACATCAGAAGGTGTATATTCGGTTATAGCCGGTGGTTTCGGGAATTATGTTGATAATAATGGATGTGGTAATTTTCTTGGTGGTGGGGTAAACAATACAACAGGATCGGTTTATAGTGCAATTGGTGGAGGATATCTAAACACTGCAAATGGTGGTTGTGGGGCATTTGTTTTTGGTGGTTGTTGCAATCTCGGTGGTGCGACTATGAGTTTCATTGGTGGTGGAGACTCTAATACGAACTACGCCCTAAATGGTGGGATTGTTGGAGGTTCTGGTAATATTGCACAAGGATTTAACTCTTCCGTTGTTGGAGGTGGTGGTAATTATGTTGATTCGCCAGTTTCTATGATTGGGTCAGGTAGTGCTAATAAAATAGATACGCCTTTTCTTGGTTGTAATTTTATTGGTGGTGGGATTTGTAATACTATATGTGGTTTACCAACAGGAGTGTCAACAATACTTGGAGGTAGTTTGAATAAATTGTCAGGTATATCCTCCATAATTGCGGGAGGACATTGTAACACGGTGAATAGTTGTTGTTCTAATATTTTAGGTGGGAATGCAAATACGGTTACACAAAATTATACGTCAATTTTAGGTGGTAGTGGAAACACATTAACACATAGTTATTCTTCTGCGGTTGGTAGGGGTGTATACTCAGTTTCTGCTTGTACATTCCATACCAATTATTTGTCATTACAAAATACACCAGAAACTGATTCATCAAATACTAATCTATTAGTAAGAGATTCATTAACAGGTGTTGTTAAAACAAGAGATATTTCATTACCGTTGAATTATGCGACATCCGCAATAACATCATCACAAACATTAACTTGGGATAAAAGTTATTGGGGTGTTAGTGGTTCATCAAATGTAGATTTAACACTACCTACAACAACATTAAAAGATGGTTATTATTTGTTAATAAAAGATGAAGCAGGAACCTCTGGTTCATACAGAATAAGATTAACACCAACATCAGGTTTAATTGATGGTAATTCATACGTTGATATGAATATAAACTATATGTCTCTTACTGTTATGGTGAGAAACGGAAATTGGTATATAATATGAGTTTT